GTATGCTATCGACATTTTTTTAGTGTCAACCAATAGCATATAGTCAAATGTTTTTTTAATATCCTCTTTTGCCAATTGTTTTTTATTCTTTCCAGGTCTTTTATTAATAAGGACTACCCTTTTACATGACCCATTTTTATTGAAGATCCCTAAAGAACCTTTCATTTCATAAAAAGTTCCATCACTACCAACGAAGTCTCTGCCGTCCTCATAATCTCCCACATATTGTAATTGTCCGTTAGACCATTTAGCAAATGATTTCTCTTGCAAGTACGTGCGAAATGTTTTAAATGCATTTGATTTCATTTGAGGAGTATTAGTCGCCTCAACACAACCAAAAAATTCTTTGAGATTAATTTGTTCAATGTCAATCATAATAATAAAAAAATCAAAAATAAAATACAAACTTTAAATAAAAGAACACTCTACCATAATTTCAGTAAGAGCAGCAAGAAGATTTATTTCTTGATCAGCAACGAACGCACATTGATATTGATACTTAGCAATAATAAGAACGGCAGCAGGGATAGATTGGGGTGAAAGGTTATCAAAAGAGGCGTCATAAATCCTGCGAAGTAAGTTACTAGCATCGTTATCCAGGTTGGAGACCACCCATTTACGAACTTCTGTAAAGTTTTTGTCCTTAAGGTTCTTGATGAGTTCATTTACAGAAACGTCAGAGAAGGATGCAAGAATACCAGAATCAATTTTACCACCAGTAGAGTATCGTTGGATTTCATTTAGTACCCTACGAAAATCTGGGAAGTGTTTTGTAACCAGTTCCGCAACGACTTTTTGATCGTACTCAATCTTTTCCGCATCCAAGATTGTTTGAAGTCGTTGAAAGAAACTTCCTGCAAGTTGAACTCTTTGCTTCCCTTTGATCGTGAAGTCGATGACGGCACATCGAGAATGGAGAGGTTCAATAATTTTGTTCTTGTAGTTGCAGGTGAAGATGAATCGGCAGTTGTTATAAAATGCCTCAATATTCGCCCGTAGTAGGAGTTGTACGTCGTTCCCTGTGTTATCAGCCTCATCGATGATGATGACTTTGTGTTTAGAAGATCCTGTAAGTGAGACGGTCGAAGCGAAGTTCTTTGCCTGGTTTCGTACAGTATCCAGGAAACGTCCTTCGTCGGATCCGTTGATGACATAATAATCTGCCCCCAATTCATTACACAATGCTTTTGCAATTGTAGTTTTACCAATTCCAGGAGGTCCAGCAAGAAGAAGGTTTGGAATCTCCCCCTTTGCCACAAACTCCTTAAATGTTTTTTTAGTATCATCAGGAAGAATACAATCATCAATTACTTGAGGACGGTATTTTTCAGTAAGAAGAAATTCACTTGCCATAATCAAATCCAATCAGGTTTTCTTTCGGGCATACGTAGATAGTTTTCAGCAACCCAAGGTTTGGATGCGATATATTTCTTGTATGCTTCAAATGTATCAATAGTGTCGTCATATTTCCATTCCTCAGGCATAGCACGAGCAAATGGTGTCACTTCTGTAATCTTGCCCTTGGGGAACAAATAGTATGCATCCACAAGGGTCTTATAACAGGAGTGAGTTTTATTATACCGCAGGCAGTATTCATCAGACAAGTTCAATCCCCACTTGATTAACCAGTAGGCATTATGGATACTCTCCATTGCCCACTTGGTGCAGGGATGATTTCGGAATGCTCCTTTCTCGGTCTTGTAGGGCGTCCCATCCGCCTTAGGGAGAGTGCCGTACCCGTGCCCCCACTTGCTTGATGCCACGATAGAGAGCATCTGACAGCACTCTAGAGGCATTTTAACGATGTGCTTGTCGGGGAGGCAAATGGCACTCTCAGCAGGAAATGGAGAAGTAACAAAAATATTCAAAATAAAATCTCCAAACTTTTTATATTACATCACCCAAAGGTACTGTCAGGTTCCAACGCGACATAGTATGTAACATCAAAACCAGTATTCTTAAACCTAGAAAGAAGTTTCTGAGAGATAACTACTTCGTAAGTTCCTGGCAAAATTTTAAGATTTTCCACTTTAAAATTAAAGGTGAATACTTCATCAGTCTCACCAACGACAACAGAGAAGTCGTTGGATGTATCGTTCTTTTTATCACGAACAACCAGTTTCACTACACCTGCTTCACCAACAACAGACAGATCGGGAAGTTGATAAACTACAGAAGCTTTAAGGAGTTTATCCAATTCTTTAGTATCTAGAATGAAACAAACATCCTCAGAAGGAAGAGAGATGGACTTGTCTGGAGGAATAATAATTACATTTGGATCTGCAAAAAAATACTTGGATCGTGATTTTCCTTCCTTAATTACAACATAACCTTCATTTTGAAAATCAAGATCTGCATTCTGATGAAGATTAAGTCCATTCAAAAACTGGTTCAGATCATAGATGCCAAAATCCTTAGGCAATTCTTCTTCAATCGTTGCCTCAGCAAGAATGTTTTTCATAACGCTAATTGTCCGTAGCGAACTACCTTCCTTAAACAAAATTGATTGATTAATGGAAGAAAAGTTTTTCAGCAAGGTCAGGGTTTTATCGGAGAGTTTCATAATCAATTGTTTTCAATAAGGTTGAGATGGTTAATCAGAAGAATAGTATAGTGAAGAACTTTAAAAAGGTCTGCTCGGGGAGTTCCTTTTGTATCATAACGATCAATGTACTTGGTTACATTACCAGCACAAAATCCTTCACGACGATTGTGTTTGATTTTATCAAGAGTTTGTTCATTACCACCACCAGTTCGGTCAACATAATGCTGTCGATATGTACCTTTAATATATTCTTCAAGTTGTTTTAGAATTTTATCCTCATTATATTTCCAGAAGTTATTAGTAGATTCGTTCATAATCAACGGTTGTTTTTTAATGTCAATGGTATCATTAGAGTTAATAGAAAACTCATACTTAGCCAAGTCAGGCATAATTTCAAAATCATTAATTGAATAAGGATGCTCATCCATAATAAAAAGAGGAGATAGTTTTATCTCCTCACATTCTATCAGGATTGAGGTAGTTGGTCAAGGTCGTAAGTTACATACTCGCCTTCAGGCATTTTAAAGTCAGCATCCACCTTGTCATACAGTTCAAGGAATGCTTGCTTGGTTTCGTCATCAAAACGATTCACACACACTTGAATTGCCTTTGCCTTATCTTGGAAGATGCTATAGGCACGAATGATGTGGACCAGACGGCGTGTACTGATGATTTCTTCAATACCACCATCGTAGAAGGTCTTGCGAATGATGTCTGCCCAATCCACCAGACGCTTGCAGAAGTCACGTTCTTCCACGCCAAGGTCCAGAGCGATGCCTTCCAGGATCTTCTGCTCCGTAGCAGGGGCAGGATAAGACTGCTCAAAGGTCACGGGGAAGCGTTCTAGGAATGCCTCATTGAGCACGTTGGTGCCGATGAAGCGACCATCATCAGAACCCTTACCTTTGGTGTTGGCAGTGGCAATCACGTTGAAACCAGCAGAAGGTTTCACCCAACGACCAATCTTTTTCAGGAAGACACCTTTTCCTTCAAGGATAGATTGAAGGCACAGAATCTTGTTAGAAGCAAGGTCAATCTCATCAAGAAGAAGGATTGCTCCTCGCTCCAGTGCCTCAATAACAGGACCATTGTGCCAAGCAGTGTTACCATCAACAAGGCGAAAACCACCAATCAAATCATCCTCATCAGTTTCGATTGTAATGTTTACGCGAATCAATTCGCGCTTAAGTTGAGCACACGCTTGCTCAACAGAAAACGTTTTGCCATTACCCGACAGACCCGTAATGAACGTAGGGTAAAAAAGATGGGACTTGATAATTTTGTAAATATCGCCAAAATTACCAAACTTGACGAAGGTATCATCTTTATCAGGGATAAGATTTTGCTCTACAGGGGGAACCACAGACGGTGCTTGGAAAGTACGTTCGATTTCTTCTACTTTTTGTTGAGTCACTTCAAGATTCCATTTACCACGACCAACTTTGAATTGATCAAGTTTCTTAGTTACAGTTTGATAGTTAGCATCGTTCAGATTACACCAGGCACGAATATCAGCACCGGTGATGGTGTTTCCATATAGGTTCTGAAGGGAAGTGCGGATGTAGTCAGAGGAGAGTGCCATTCGTTTGCTTTGTTTCAACTCAGTCATTATAGAACAAAAAGGGGTCCGTTTAGGACCCCATAGACAGTTTCCAAACTGTCCTCAGTGCTTTGCTTATTTGATACCAGCAACTTTATCAATTACACTACCAAGTTTACTTTTTATCCTATCTTTAATTGATGGTTTTGTTGATGGAACAGTAACTTTACCTTTACGCTTAGCAAATTGCATGTAAGTCTCACCAGGTTTTAGACGATTACTATAATCTGGTTTTGTTTGCGCTGAGGTATCTTGACCACGGTTTTCACGGGCTCTCATTTTGTTTGCTGCACCACTAATAGCGGCGTCTTTTTGGGGGTCTGGATGCCACCAATCACCAGCTTCATCAATGAACTCTCTGTATGTTCTCATGCAACTAAAGAGATAAATTCTCCTAATACCCTTTTATTTAGTTTTTTAGTCTTAAGAGACTTTACAAATGCGGATTTGATTTGAGACTTGGTTGCATCTTCAGCAACTTCAAACTCAGTATCCTGAGATAGTGCTGTCGCAGACATTCCAAAGTACGCATCATAACCAGACTTTGTGATAGTAAAACTCTTCACTTTTTTCCAATCACTTTGAATTTTTTCATACTGTTTGTCAAGTTGTGAATGATACATTTGAACAAACCGACTAAAGTTGCGACTTTCAAGTACACGAATACCAATAAAGTTCATAGAAGAAAATTTATCCTTCAGATTCCTGAGAAGAACATCAGTAAATTCATGATACCCATATCCAATTTTATAGGTAGTTCCCAACTTACGATCGCGAAGAAATGTGTTCATTGGATTAATGTATCCAGTTCCAAGGAATGGATTCTTTTCCCACTGGCGTTTGACTTCTTTATGATGAACGAGTTGATTTGCTTCACCATCAGTCAGAACAATACACTGAACTTTTTGAAGTTTGTTTTCTTTCTGAAACTTAGGAAGAATTTGATGAAGAGTAATGAGTGCTTCATTCAAAGGAGTTCCAGAAAGTCCAAGACGATTGGAGTAAGTATAAGGAGAACTATAAGTCCTACCAAAACAATAAGCAAGACGCCAAATGTTAAGCATTTGATGCTCAAGTATGCTACCAGAAACTTTGCTAGTAAGAATATTCATCATAGCAAATGTTTCATCTACAACCATAAGTCCGTCTTTCTTTTGATAATGGGGAGTGCGATCTGCGGCAAGATAACGATCATTTTCATAATCATATTCGCCACGACGCCATTCATTTGTGAAAGCATAAACCTCAAAAGGAATAGAGACTTTCTTACAGAACCAAACAAGATTGAATAATTGCTTGCAAGTATCAAGCATCACATCACACATAGAACCACTCCAGTCCAGTACAAACACTAGACCATGATTTTTTCCATCAGGAATCACAGAAACCTTTTTAAAGAGGTCTTCATTATATTTGTAAGTATGAAGACGAGTTGTATCAAGAACTCCGGTGCGAGCGGTTGATGCACGAGCATATTGGTCTGCTGCCTTACGACATTCAAATTCTTTTACCAGATAGTTAACTTCTTTTTGAGCAGAGGACTTGAACTTTTTAAAATCAATATCAGATTCTTTATAAAGATTTGTGGGAGTAAATCCTTTATCTTTAGCACACTCATTATGCAATTTCTGTTGGTGATTAAATGAATCATCAATATCTTTATGAACCTCAGAGTTCTTACCAATAATCGTGTCCAAATTCACTTGAGGAACTTCAATGTAAGTATTCTCATATTCATCATTACCAACTAGGTCACGAATCTTATCTTCCAGAGATTCTGCAGTACGAACCTCAGGTTCTTCTTCAACTGTAGAAGACTTTACATGAGTTTCATCACCCTGAGCAGTTCCACCATAGGATTCAGAAGACTCTTTTTCAGAAGAGTTATCACTCTCTCCTTCTTGATCAGAAGAGGAGTCATTAGTCTCCACAAAATCACTTGCAGGAGACTGAGAGTTCCCTTGAGTTTCATGAGAATCAAAGTCAGAGACTTTCTGCTGTTGTTCTTTTTCTTTCTTACAGTACTTGTAAAGCTCCTCAGCAGCAATTAGAGCATCTGCAAAACTTTCACAAGCACCAATCAGATTGATAATTTCTTGTTCCTCTGGATTGAAATCAAGAGTAATAAAGTTACCAACCTTGAAATAAAGGTTTGCACGATCTGCAAGATTGAAAGTAGAAATATCTTCATCTCCAAGTTGAAAGAAATCTTCTTCGTTCAGTTCCTTATATCCATTGAAAAAAGTCTTTGCAAGTCCAGCATACTTACGTTTCATCAGTTTTTCAATGCGAGCATCCTCAACTACATTCACAAACTGTTGAGGGACCTTTACAGTCTCAGTCCAATCTTCATCTGGGGTAAAAATGCTATGACCACATTCGTGTGCAATCAAAAGGTCCACCACTGTATTGCTCGCATTCCACATTGGCAAGGTAAGAACACGAGTATGGACATTGAAACTGGCAGTAGAAACTTTTTTATGCTCTACAATAATATCTTCTGATGCCAGAAGTTTGGCAAGCATTCCTTTGATTTCGTGATTAACGGGCATTTTGCTTGTGCGTTATGTTCATATTATAGTACACGAAATCCACCAAAGTTTGTGGTGTGGGTCAGTTTATCAAGTGTCCAGGTCTTCCCAGTACCCAACCATCTCCAGGACATTCATAAGACAACTTAGTTTTTTCTCCATTATTCCACCATCTTCTTCCTTTTCTCACTTTACTTTGTTTCTTTCTTGTTTCGTCGCTAACATTTTTACCAAGATTATTTTTTCTAGATTTTTCAGAAAATTCTTTTGTTTTATATTTTTCACTTTTTACATTATACAATCTACCAAGAACCCATCCTTCGCCAGGACATTCAATAGTATGTTTATCCACTTCTCCATTATTCCACCATCTTCTCTGAGATACTTGTTTAGAAATTGATTTTTTATGTTCCTCATTAAGAATTTTTCCAATATTAGTTTCTTTTGTTCTTTGGATGCAATATTGACTTGGTTTTCTTCCAGAACTTCCTTCACCACCATAGGACATATTAATTAATATACCACCTTCACTTTTTAATCCTAAAATACTAATAATATAGTTTTCGTGTTTATAAGCATCAAATTCTGTTAAATTTTTCTTTAGAAATAAAACTCTTTCTTTCGGTGGAGCAGACATATAAGTATTACCTCTCCTATGAGGACGATATGCTCTATCACGAATACCTTTTCCAATGTAATAAGGAGTCATATCTTCTCTCAACCAAGCATAAGTATAATATTGATTATTCATTTTGGTCATGCACTATACACTATTATTTATAAAAACCACTCACTGGTAAATGAGTGGTTGAGTAAGTTTTATTACAAAATTATCTACCAGATGCTCTTCTTGCAAGACGTTTTCTACCAGAATGTGCTCCACCATCAGCACGAGGAGAAAGTGCTTCTATCTCACCATAACCAGCATACTGATCTTGAGGTTCACTTCTATTAGTTGCTCTATTAATTCCTTTCCTTAGTGCTTGGTCATATCGTGCAGCATTTTCTCTATTTTTTGATTCTTTTTCTCTTTCTTGTCTTCCTTGTCTTTCTCTGCCAGCAGCATTTTGCAATCTTATTATATTAGGATTTTTCATATAAACCATACCACCTTTATCAGTTTTACTTGGTTTTCTGTGAACAGACATAATATCTGCCTCATCTAGAAGTTCCCCAACAATACTTTCTAACCACTGCTCACTCATGTTCATTACAATCTTTTCGGCATTTTCAATGCTATTTGCATACCCCTCATCAAGAAGATGCTCAAGAATATAATTATATTCTTCTCTAGTCATTTTGCGAACAAAAGTTCCCGCAACTCTACCAGCAGTTTGTGCTGGCGTTGCTCCCCCTCTTCTGGCAGTAACTCCAGCTCCTGCAGCAGCACCTGCAGCGCCCGCTGCCTTAATAGCAGTTCTTCCAGCTGCCTGTGCTGCTCTACCAGTTGCAACAGTTGCAACTCTTCTTGCTCTGGTTGCTGCTGCAGATTTTTCTGCTTCTCTGCCTTTTGCTCTTAATGCACCATAACCCGCCGCAACTTCAGCACCTCTACGTGATGCAACATCTCTTGCAGTCTGAATTGATTTACCAAGAAGTTCAGTATCTTGTTTTGCTCTTTGTACAATAGATCCAATCAATCCACCAATGCCTTTTTTAGTTTGCTGCGGAGATGATGTTTGTTTCTTAGTAGGTGTTTGTTTTTGAGTAGCAGAATATGCTGCTTGACTTCTAAGAGCAGCGGCCATTCCTGATGGTTTTGCTGCTGATGCAGATGTTTCTGCTTCCTTTCTTGCTGCCTTTTCTTTTTGTCTAGATCTAATAGCAGAAGTTCTAGCACCACCTTTCAGAGATCCAATTGACTTGCCAGTTTTTGTTACTGGTTCTACTCTTACTCCACCTGCTCTCGCCTCACTCAGAGTATATTCTTCAGAAATATCATATACCCAATTAACAAATTCTTCTTCTCCAAGTTCTTCAATAAGAATATCAATTCCATTCTCATTTAAACCCATTTCATAGAAATATTCAGTAGCAATTTCTACTTCCTCGGTCAGTTCTTGAGGTTCATAAACCTGTTGATAGGCTTCATAAAGTCCAACTAATTCTTTTGGTTCCATTTGTTACAAATACTTTTTTAGTTATTTATAAAAAAAGAAGCGTCTATAGAATTAAGACGCTTCTTGAATGCTTGCCTTCGCGCTTTTGCTTGTCGAAGTGCTTGCGGTTTTAATTTTCGTTTTTGTTGTTTCTTAGAATGATGCTGCCAATTTGGAGTGTTCATTTTAGGTTACGGACCAATCGATGACCGTGCGAATTTGCTGATTGTAAGACCATACAGATTTTAGCATACCAGCGTCGATACCGTGCGCCTCCATCTGATTTATAAGAGAATTTAAATCTTTGGGGAAACAAGTTCCACCAAAACCACGATCATTATCAATACCAGGAACTTGAGTATGTGATGTTCCAATTCTACTGTCTGAGGTTACACCTGAACAGACAGTTTCATAATTCATTCCAACTGATTGGCAAAGGTCATACATTTTATTGAAGTATGCAACTTTGCAGGCAAGAAAACTATTTGCAAAATATTTTATTGCCTCACTTTCGTCAGAAGTAGTGATTACACTCGGAATCGTTGGAAATATTTCACTAAAGAATTCGACGAATTGATTACATAGATTTCGATTTCCGCCAACCACATTTCTTTCAGAATTTCTAAAATCCTCTACGGCATTTCGCGCAGTAAGAAATTCTGGATTGTGAATAACA